CGCTCTCGTCAACCGCATCGGCCTTGTACTCTTCAAGAACACCCTGTGGAGCAACCCGCTTGCACCTTTCAAGATTGGGTCTTTCCAGAATGGTGACACGATTGAGGAAGTGATGAATGGACTTCTCGAAGCCATTGATTATGACTTCGACCGTGATGAGCTTGAAAAGGAAATCTTCGGGAATCACCCGTTCGAGACTCAGACTTCCTTCCACAAGATCAACCGTCGTGACCGTTACGCTTTCACGATCAACCAGCCTGGCCTCCGTATGGCGCTTCTCAATAACGAGCTTGGCAGCTTCCTCGCCAACGTTATGAGCATGCCGCAGACTTCTGACCAGAATGATGAATTCCTTCTGATGATGAATCTGTTTAAGGAATTCGACAAGGCTGAGGCTTACCACATTCAGAAGGTTCCTGATGTTGGTTCTTCGGCATCGACGCCGGAACAGTCGAAAGAATTCCTCCGTCGCATTCGTGAATTCAATAACACCCTCCCGTTTATCTCGCGTCTGTACAACCCGGCAGGGATGCCTGTTGCTGCAAACCCGGATAAGCTCATCCTTCTCACCACGGCTACCGCTGATGCTGCAATGGACGTTGAAGCCCTCGCGGGTGCTTTCAATATCGACAAGGCTCAGGTTAACAACCGAAAGATTGTTATTCCGGAGCGCTACTTTGGTATTGAGGGGCTCCAGGGAATCCTCACCACGTCTGACTTCTTCGTGGTTGCGGATAATCTGATTGAGACTACCTCTCAGTTCAACCCGGCAAAGCTGACTACTAACTACTGGCTGCACCACTGGCAGGTAATGAGCGCATCCCGCTTCGTGCCTCTCGTCATGTTCAGCAGCGCCCGTGAGTCTACGGTCATCACAACCACGCCCACGCCGGTCACGAGCATCAGCGCGTTCACCATTAAGGACAAGGCTGGCAACACTGCGGCCACACAGCTTCTTCGTGGCGTTCTCTACGATGTTGTCGTGGAAGCCGTTACCACGCCCGCCAGTGTGGACCCGGCAGCACTCGACATTGACCTTTCCGGGCACACGTCCCAGTTCTCTTACGCCAGCAACCACGGCGAGGTTTACCTGGGACCGGATGAGACTGCCGACACCATCACGATTACGGCTACCAGCATCGATAACGGCTTCACGGCATCAACCACGCGCACAGTTTCGGGCGCTCAGGTCATCCCGTGGCCGAACACCGCGGTACAGCTTGACATTGACCTTGACAATCTGGAAGAGGTCACGCCCGCCGTACCGACGTTCAAGTCGAACGTAATCACCATCCCTAAGGTTAATGGCGTTCTCTATAAGAATGGCGCTGCAAACCTGACGGACGGTCAGAAGATCACGGTTGTTGCGGGCACGCCGGTAACGATTACGGCGACGGCGAAAGCTGGCAAGGAATTGACTACGGGCGCACCCGCCTCTTGGGTGTTCACCGCAGTTTGACCCGTTAGTGGCGGGCTAACTCAAAAGGTTAGCCCGCCACTTAACCGTAAGGTGTGAGTAATGGGCGTTCCAGTTTCAGAAGATTCCGTTGAAGGTTATGCGGGTGATGAATGGAATATTGAACTAGTGTTTAAGAAAGCTGATGAGTCACCATTTGACTTGTCAGCTTTTTCATCGTTTCGCAGCGAGTGGCGTGTTAAGGAGTACAACCCTTACAACGTGAAAGAGCTTGAAGTAATTGAAACTGATCTTGTAAATGGTAAGTTGCGCATTCGTGTAACAACAGAACAGACTTCAACAATGAACAGCAACGGCGTTATTGACGTAATGGTTGATGAAAAGCAAACCCTTGTTAAATTCCCCACTGAACTTATCGGAGACGTGACACTGTGAGCGACGATGTAACAGTAGATAACAGAATTGCTACAGTCACGATTAACACTGGCGTTGGCATCAAAGGTGATGATGGTGCGCCCGGCGATAAAGGTGATAAAGGAGACAAAGGTGACAAAGGTGACACTGGCGATAACGGGATAGTTGATGATTCAGCAATAGCTGACCTGATTAATAATCCCGATTCGGAAACATCAGACGCACTATCGGCCACATATGCGACTCGCCATGCCAACACCATCGTATTCACGGGTGACTCGCTCACCGCAATCGGCGGGCAGAATGATCCCGCTGGAAACCTGACCTCACGCAATGGCCGCGGCTTCTGGGTGTGGGGGCTGTCGCTCCTCGACCAGCGACTGAAGATGCTGTACAACGCCGGAGTACCCGGCGAGACGGCAGGCCAGGTTCTGGCACGGCTTGACGCTGATGTGATCGCCCGCAATCCCGGCTGGTGCCATGTGCTCGTGGGAACCAACGATGTCGCGCAGCTGGTGCCACTGGCCACCATCAAGACCAACATCACGGCGATTCTGGACGCGCTCGATGCCGCAGGCATCCGCACAGTGATCGGCACTGTCCCACCGCGGGACAGTTATGGTGACCCTGCAGTGGAGGGCCCGACCCATCACGGGCTGAATGCGTGGATCAGGGGTCTCGCGGCGTCCCGCTCCGGGCTCATCGTCGTCGACTACTTCGCCGCGCTGGTGCAGGCGAACGACGGAACCTTTATCGACGGGTGGTCGGTCGATGGCATTCACACGTCGGGGCCGGGTGCATACCATGCGGGGGCGGCGCTCGCTCAAGCGCTCGCTCACGCCGTCCCGGAGGCGCCGCTCTTGTCATCGTTCGAGGGCGACCCGAACAACCCGCTCCGGTTCGGACGATTCGCCGGGCATGGCATTGAGCCCGGCTTCTGGGGTCTCGGCGGCGCTGGGAGTTCGGTCGAAGCGAAAGTAACCCGCACCGACGGTATCCCCGGGGAGTGGCAGCAGCTCACGGTGACCGGCGTCCGAACGCTCACCGCCCCGAACATCGCGACCGGCATCGAAGGGGTCAATGTCGGCGATACCGTCGTCGCCGCGATTGAGTACGAAGCGACAGGGCTCAACCCTGCCGCGCCTGCGAACACTCAAGGCTTAAGCATGTGCGTGCAGTCATACAACGGGGGCGGCTTCAACGCCAAAGCCTACGACCTGTACTGGGACGAGACCTATGAAAATCAGGGCGCCCAGTCCCGCAGCGGTGTGATGCTCACTTCTCCGCTCGTGGTTCCATCAGACTCACAGGTTGTGCAGATGGTGGTCTACATGTTCGGCGACGGCGTCTATCGGTTCGACCGCGCCACAATCCTGAAGCTCTAACCCGCTATCGAACGCACATAGTCAGCCCCAACCAAAGCAAGGAAATCATGGGAATCGGCATTGACGGACCTCCGAACATCTACGATGCCGGATCAGCATTTGACTATTCAGTCTGGACAGCGGGAACACAGCTCGATTTGGTGAATGTCAATTGGGACAACGCCTATCGTGATGTGGTCAAGTTCGCGGGCAAGGAAGCCCTCAACCACTATATCAATTCGCTCAATTCTGCGGGCATTAGGATCAATAACGCCACTTATGCCAAGCCAGGGCAAGATGTGTTTCTACCCATCCCATACAACAGGGTTAATAGGTACAACTACATTCGAGCATCCAATCCGCTGATGCCCATTCCGGATGATATGCAGAAAGACTTTTACTACTTCATCCTTGATTGTGAATACGTCAACCCTCAGACAACCCGCATTCGAGTGCAGCTTGATGTGTGGCAAACCTACGTCTACGATGTGACAATCGGCAATTGCTACGTTGAGCGAGGGCACATCGGCATTGCCAACGAAAACCAGTTTACCAATTACGGGCGCGACTATCTCACGGTTCCTGAAGGTTTGGACATTGGCGCTGACTATCGAGTAATCGCCAAGCGCAGCAATCAGGTTGTAGGCGTTGACAACGCCGATCCGTTTGGCGGGTATGAGCATGACGTTATTGTTGTGGCATCGACAGATCTTCTCGCTGATCCGGGCGACCTCGCCAACCCTTCATTGAAGTCAGCGCCAGGCTCAAAGATTCAGGGTCTACCTTCCGGCGCGGCATTCTACGTATTTGACGATGTTGTCAAATTCACAAGCTGGCTTGTCAATATGTCTGATGCACCCTGGGTTACTCAGGGGATTATTTCGGTCACAGTAATGCCGAAGATCACCCGCTACGCTTCAGACTTCACCTATTCGTCAGGGTCTACGCCTAAGCACATTTTGGATATGCACGCATTCCCCATTAAGCACAACATGTTTGCTAACTGGCGGAACAGCAGCGAAATTCAGAAGTGGATTGGTGCTCGCTACGCTCACCTGAAGAAGTTTTTCACCGCACCCTATATGGTGTTGGAAGCAACAACGTGGTCAGCTACGCCAATCATTCTTCGCCCTGAAGTGTGGAACAATGCGAACGCTGAATTTCTCGAACGTGTCAGCTACATGCCACCCGCACAACGAGTGCAATTCATGCCACGCAAATATAACTCATCCGGTCAGACACCTGAAGCTGCATTCGGAATGACGTATGACGATTTTGTAGCAATGATTATGGCGCTGCCGGGGATGACGCCAGAGATTGCCGCGCCAGTGATTGCCAAATACGGCGACATTGGTGACGACTACGGCGACTATCTCGATATGATGACGCAAATTGCAGGCTTCCCCGCACTACCCATTGTGAATAGTGCAGCTCTTAACTATCTCGCATCGAACGCGCACAGTATCGACTATTCACGCAAGTCAGCCGACTGGACACAACAGCGGGCAATGGGACTTGCCTCAGGTCAATTCGACGTGGCAAGCGGTGGTATCCGCACATCACAACAGATGAATGACATTGGCGTGTCAGCGGCCCAACAGCAGGCAATCAGCCAGAACACCAACATCAACGGTCAAGCAAACGTTGGTGCCGTGGCAAGCCTCGCAGGCGGTGCTATCAGCGGTGCCACGTCAGGACCGGCAGGCGCTGCCGTAGGCGCTGCCGTAGGCGCTGTAAATGGTGTGGCGGGCATGGTTAATTCCATGATCCAGCAAGAGCACAATACGGAGTCAACGGCGATTTCTAACCTCGCATCCATGCGAGGTAATGCGACGGAAGTGCGCCAGGCTCAACTATCCCGTGACACAAATTACGACCTCGCACAGTTCTCTTCTAAGGGTGACTATGCGAACGCTATTGCGGGTGTGAATGCGCGTGTTCAGGATGCCGCAATGATTCAACCCAGCATTGCAGGACAGTTCGGCGGAGACTCTACGAACGTTGCTAATGGCACAATGGAATTCAGTATCCGTTGGAAGCTTATTGATGCCGCAGCGCTCAGGGTTGTTGGCGATTATTGGCTCAGGTTTGGCTACGCTATTCGGGCATTTATTCGCCCGCCTCAGTCGCTTATGGTGATGAGCAAATTCACATACTGGAAGATGACTGAATCATACCTCTCATCAGCTATGGTTCCTGAAGGTCACAAGCAAGTGCTAAGGGGAATCATGGAAAAGGGTTTCACGGTCTGGGGAAACCCCGCAGACATTGGAAACACTGACATTGCCGACAACGTGCCACTTGCGGGGGTGCGCTACTAATGCCTAACAAGCGCGTTAGCGGTCTGGATTACTTCTATAATTCAGAGCTTTATGGCGTTCCTGCCAGGTTCGCAAGCAACCCATCCGTTCAGCGTGAAATGCTGATACAGCGGAACATTGAACGCAACATTTCCGAGCTGGCTGTCAACCGCTTCAAGTGGGAAGGGTTGCCGGATTCCATCGACCCTCGCTTCCTTGAAGTAACTATGCTACTTAACGGTCTTGTGATCTTCTATTGGGATGACGATTACGACAAGCTACTTGCAGTCAAGGCAAGCGCTACAGGCTATGTCAATTTCATGGATTGGCCCGTTGCTTACACCATCATCGGTCCCGGATCACGAACTAATGACATTGCCGGACAAACCACATTCCTCCCCAAAGAGCTGAGCGGGTTCATCCCATTCGTTGAAGCACCGGAGAAGGAAGCGCGTAAGCAAGGCTTCCCGGTATGGCCAAACTATTTCAGGCAGTCAGAGCTTGACACGGTACGCCTGTATTCGTCACGACTCGCAGCAACAGACTTGACTCTGGAAATCAACACGCGCAACGCCAGGCAGAACAAAGTAGTTGTGTCAACCACTAACACGCAACTGTCAATGGTCAACCTCGCCAGACAGATGGATGAAGGTGTAAACGTCATTCAGCCCAAGGATGCAGCAATGATGGACAACATCACAGCAGTTGACCTGGGGATTAACCCTGACCTTTTTGATAAGCTCAGCATCATGCGTACTCGATGGTGGAATGAATGCATGGGATTGCTCGGCATCGACAATGCCAATCAGGATAAGAAAGAACGGCTTGTAGAGGCGGAAGTGGGAGCCAATGACGCACAGACTGATTCGCTCCGTTTCGTGGCGCTACAGGCGCGTCAGCAGGGTATCGAACACGTCAATAAGACTTTCGGACTCAACATTACGGTTGACTACAACACGGAGATTGAAGCGCAGGCTGAGGCTATGGCCGCGCAACAGGGGATTGATACGAAAGCTGATTCAAGCGATAGTGATAGTGAGGATGAGGACTAATGGCTACATTCACAATGCAGCTTAAACAGGTCATCGACACTGTTTACAACATTGACGCGCAACCGTATGAACCGCTCACATATAACAATGTGACATATGGCAAGCTGCCGACTCTCCCCGAATACGACACAATCGGGCTTGCGTATTACCCAATTTTCCACGAGTCGTATCGTAAGATTCTCAACGGCAAGATCATTGATGAATATTACAATCAGGAAATTGGTACTGAGTCAATCGACAATTTTATTCTGATTCTTCGCAAGAAAATGGATCAGATCATGCCGTACTACAATCAGCTTTACGTGTCGCAGGAACTTGAATTCGACCCATTGCTCACAATGGATATTCACAGTGTCGGCAAGAATGTTGCAGAAGGCGTGGAAGTCGCACACTCTGAAAACGTGTCAGACACGACAAGCAAGTCAGGTTCACGGGCAACGAACCTGAACTTCCCGCAGACGGCACTAGCGTCAAACGCTGACTATGCAACATCAGCTGTTGACTCGAATTCCGAAAGCGACGTTGATGCAACGTCAAATCAGGCTC